CCTGCGTTATCGCTTGAGAAGCCCCATGGATAAAATACACCTAAGTATTCATCTCTGCTTACTAGTCCTGCATCATTATCTTCAACAGCAAGGTTAACATTTGAACCCCATTCGTTTAAAGATGTTGCGTCGGATTTTAGTTTAGCTGGTGAATCACCAACAATAAATGCTGTTAAGCCTCTATCATTGTTTAGTGAAATCATTTCTCCAATTAGTTCTGGATATCCTGGAGTTGCCATTAAGTTAAACACTCTTGACTCATCATCTCTAATTTCGTCATTACTGTTAACCATTGCTTGCATTGCTTGTACAACAACTTTACGTTGTGCTTTAGCACCAAAGCTACCTGAACCGTCATCTTGGTTAGCTGATTCAGTTACCCAACGGTGTGTGTAGTAAGAACTCATTGACTCATCACCAAAACGTCCATTGTCTAATGATGTATCAACATAGTTTCTAACAAATTTCTTAACATTAAATCCTGAACGTCTTGTGTTCCATAATAGCATTCCTTTTGGATAAAGTGCTGGGTCTGGAGCATCTGCGTCTAAGAAGTTGCTTGATAATAGGTCTTTAATCTCACCTGCTGCTGCACTGTTTGATCCTGCTGTGTTATAACGAGCGTCACCAAATAGTACACCGTCTTCAGTAGTTTGATCGCCTTTATCTAGTAATACCCACTTTAATGTAGAACCGTTATATTTGTAAATTAACGGATAGTTTTCTAAGTCTGCTGTGCTGACCCAAATGTCTCCATTTTTAAGTGCTGTACCGTCTGACTGTAATGTTGGCTCAGAAGCTGAAACTTGCGGTCCATTTGGATCAGTCTTGTCACCATCAGTAGCCGCATAAAACGGACTTGTTGAATCTAAGTAACCTACCCAAGTAGTACCATTGTGAATCATAAGGTCAACTTCGTCTACAATTGAATTGTACCAAAGTGTGCCATCTGCTGTTAATGCTGTTGGAGCATCTTCGCCTGCTGTATATGCTAATACTTTCCAGTTTGAAGCAACAAAATCATTTACTGTGTCGCCTGCTGGAGCAGCATATAAATTAGGTGTTCCTGAATTTGCATCTACATAAGCTGAATATCCAATAAGTGCTAATGCACCTCCTGTATCAGTAATACGGAAGTCTCCACCTAATGTGTGTTTAATTGAAACTTTGTTAGCAGTGTCAACAGTTGCAACAATGTTAGTAAATCCTGCACTGTTAATAGCACCTGCTAATACATCTGCGTCACTTGTAGCACCTGTTGCTGTAAATGATACAGTTTTTGCTGACTGTAATGCACCGTTATTTGCTAAAGTTTCTTGAATATCAAAAGCATAACTCTGTGCTGAAAGTTGAGCTGCTACAGCTGAACTTGTTATAACAGTTGCACCTGATGCTGCTCTTTCAAATATTTTAAAAGTTGCTAAGTTAACTGATTCTTCAGCTACGTTAGTTTGTACATACAATGAACCTGCTGCTAAGTTAGCACCGCCACCGCTTTTGTCTAGTGCGTATAATGCTGATTGGTTATTAGCATAAATTGGAGCACCAACTTGTGTCCATGTGCCAGTTCCAGTAGCATACTGTTTAACTCTAATACGAGCACCTAAATTAGGTTCAGTAGTTTTAAACCAAATACTTCCTGATGGTCTTGGAGTTGTATCAGTTGACTTATACTCTGGTACGCTTGTATGTGGAGCAGTTGTTAATGCTGGAATTGCATAAGTTCCTGCTGGAATCTTAACATCGTCTGCAAGTCCTGTTCCTTCTGCAATAATAATAGTTGCTGTTGAAGCACCTGTATTATAAAGCTCTAATTGGCTATCTACTACTGCCGCTGTAACGCCTGCAATTGATAAACCGTTAATATCGTTTACTACATCTGTTAACGCTGTTCCGCTTGATGTAACAGTAACACTGTTAATTGTCATTGTTACGCCTGAAGCAACACTAGCAACAGCTGAAGAACTTTTTACTGTAGCGTGACTGCCTTTCCAAGCTGCACTTCCAACTTGTACCCATGCACCGCTTGAATTTTTGTAAAACAACTTATTTACTGTTGTAGTTGCAACAACTACATAATCACCAATTTGGCCAACTGATGTTTTTGGATTTCCAGTTGCACTATTGCCAACTAGTTTAGTTACATCAGTGATAACAGTTGGAACTTTATTACTAAAAGTTTGTCCGCCTGTTGTAGTAGCTGAATTTGAATTCCATTCAAATATACCAAAAGTTGAAGTTTGTGTATCAAACCAACTTGTTCCGTCTGCTGGTGCAGCCGCTGGTGCTGTTGCTGATGCTTTTAATTCATTAAGGTCGATGTCTGCACGAACAACATATGCTCTGTTGCTAACACCAAGCATTGAATAAGCTGCTTGTAATCCGTACTCGTTAAGTTCTCCTGCGTGTACTGGATTGTTATTAGAATCTGTTATAAAAGTTGGGTCGCCAAAGGTTTCAGTAAGGTCGCGTTGCGAAGTAAGTAAGTATGGCTTACCTGCGTTTGCCTTAGTTGTTCCTGCTGCTGTCCCCGTGCCTGCGCCATTCAGTTTATCCTGGGCGGAAGCAACGAATATCATTGGTACGGTACCTGGTTCAGCTGGTGTGTAAAAGCTCTCGTCAATTACGCTGACCTGTACTCCTGGTGATGTTAATGCCATTTTGTTCTCCTATTAGGTATAAGTTGTTACTAGTATTTAGCATCTTAGTAAAAAAACAATGGCGAAAACACCACAAAAAAGGGACCAAAAAGGTGAGGTAAATACAAGTATGAGACCATTATGCGTTTGCGGACAAAGACCTGCCGCTATTAACTACAAAAAAGGTAATAAAACCTATTATCGAAAACGATGTGAACGATGTTTAAGGACAGGCGGAAAGAGTATCGGAGTTCCTAAATGGAGACAGTCGGGTTACGTTAAAAAAGATAAATGCGAAAAATGTGGCTTTCAGAGCAAACATCACGAACAGTTTAATGTGTTTCATGTAGACGGAGATTTAAATAATTGCCGGCCTACTAACTTAAAAACTATCTGTGCTAATTGTCAACGAACTCTACAAAAAGAAGGAGTTAAGTGGAAGCAAGGTGATCTAATCCCCGATTTTTAAATATAGTTTTAATCAGTACATCTACATTTTTTTCTAAACGCTCAAGGTCACCGTTATTGTCAATAGTATAATCACACATCCATTGTTCAATGCTCATAGACTTATAACTTTCTAAAGGCAAATGATCTGCTCTGTCTACCCAAATAGCATAGTCAAATATTTCTTCATTTTGCATTGCAAAGAATTCACGTTTATTTCTTAGTCCACAGTATATACTATTTTCAGCAAATAGATTACGACCTAATCGTGCTAGGTCTTTACTACAATAATCGTGAATCATGTCGTACCATTCTGCTCTATGGTTATGTCTATCTACATAACATTCTTCCTCATTGGCATAACCGTATTTGTCTTTTAGATCATTGAATATAAAAAGTTCAGAACAAAATTTTGATGATGACTGAAATGAATAGTTGTACTTTTCTAACATTTCGCAAACAGTATCTTTGCCGTGTCGGCCGTGCCCTACTACGAGGAGTTTTGGTAACATAAAGTATAATCCTTTTTAATTAAATTAATTATACTGTATTTTATGCTACTTGTCAATAGTTTTATTTAAAAATTGATTATAGGTCTCTTCAAAACCTACTTCGTGTGTGTAGCCTTCGTTATTATTCCATAACCGTTTGAAGTATCCTTCATAGCAGGCATAAATTGTTTTCATGTCATTTGGAAGATGGCCTTTAACCATATAAAAAAGCCTGCAGGCTTCTTTTTGGGACGGCTTAGCCAATAGTGAAACCATAGCCGACACCACCACCGACTTGTAATGATACGTCGTTCTGTAGTTTTTCAAGTTCGGCTTGTGCTTCTGCTTTTAGTGTTTCACCGTTAAGTGCTGAACCACCTTGTGGACCTGCTATAGTAGCAAACTTACTACGTGCTTCGCCGAGCATGTATTTGCAACTTGCAAGTGTATAATCTTTAATCCATTGGATTGCTAGATAGTCTTTAAGTAGTTCTGAATCTGGACGATAGTTGTAACAATACATCATTACTTCTTCGTCTGCTCTTGGTCTTTGGAGAATAGTTAGTTTCTTTGTAGTACTGTTCCATTTAAATTCAATGAAAGAACCAAACATACGACCAACTAACTCTTGGTATTGACTAAACAAATCATAAGTTGCTAATCCGCCCATGTTAGAACTAGATAGTAAGTATGTGTTAGTGTATGCCATGTTAAACGGTTCAAACAATGTTCCGCCGTCACCGCCACCTGAACGAGAACCTATGCTTCTACGGAATAATTTTCTTACTTCCATAATCTCATTGGCTAACGTATATTCATTCTGATCAGGTATTAATTCTAAGAAGATATAAGATTCTTCTACAGCATTATCTGATCTTTGACGATATGTTGTTAATGCTTTGGTTAACGCTGTTTCATAATGAACAGGGTCAAGTTCAACATCGACCATACCACCACCTAACATACTGTGAACATAGTCGAAAATTTCTTGTTTTTGTGTTGCTAAGTCTGTCATATAATTGTTTCTCCAATAGTATTTATCGTATGGCGGCACATAACGATAAATATGTTTATGCCAAGATTAAGTTTATACAAACCCGAAAAAGGTGCAGACTACAAGTTTTTAGATAAACAGATCCTCGAAATGTTTACAGTTGGAGGAACTGACTTATTTGTTCATAAGTATATCGGCCCTAAAAATACATCAGAAGAGGATGCAACAGCAGATCAACCTCATTACGATGTTGTTAAAGAAACCAACATACAAGATATGTTGTTTATGGAAAATAGGGATCGCAAGTATGACGACGATATCTATACTATTAGAGGTATTTACAATGTACAAGACATTGACTTTGATTTAAGCCAATTTGGGCTATTCTTAAGTAATGATACATTGTTTATGACAGTACACATTAATAGTAGTGTAGAAACAATTGGCAGAAAGTTAATGCCGGGTGATGTAATAGAATTACCACACCTTAAAGATGAATATGCTCTTAACGATTATACTGTAGCACTTAAACGTTTCTATGTTATTGAAGATATTAACAGAGCCGCTGAAGGATTTTCACCTACTTGGTATCCACATCTTTATAGATTAAAGTTAAAGCAAATATACGATTCACAAGAATACAAAGATATATTAGATCTACCAGCAGACGAACATGCACCAGGTGGCGATACACTAAGAGATGTATTGTCAACATATGAAAAAGAAATGCAAATTAATGATGCTGTAGTAGCACAAGCAGAAGCAGATGCTCCTAAGTCAGGCTTTGACGTTGCACATTATTATAGTTTAGATTCTAATGCAGACGGTAGTGTTGATCTTAAGAATACCAATGCAGACGGCGAGATACAAGCAAAACCGTCTAGATCCGGTTATCAAGGTTATCTAATAGGTCAAGAGAATGCACCAAACGGAGCAACATTTGGACATGGCATATCATTTCCAACTGATGCTGTTGACGGGGATTATTTCCTTAGAACCGATTTTTTACCAAAACGTCTTTTCCAATATGATGGTACAAGATGGATTAAAGTTGAAGGTGATGTAAGAATGACATTGTCAAACACAAATACAGAGACTACACAAAAGGGTACATTTATTAACAATACAAATACAAACGAAATTGCTGGAGAAACTGTACAAGAACGCAGTAGTTTAAGTAAAGCTCTAAGACCTAAAAAACCAGAGGCTGATATCTAATGCAACATTTTTACGACGGACAAATTAGAAGATACGTAACCCAAATGGTTAGGTTAATGAGTAACTTTAGTTACAAAGATAACGAAAATAAACTTGTAACAGTACCAGTTATGTATGGCGACATTACTAGACAAGTTGGTAGTATTTTGCGTGATAACAGTGAGAACAAACTACCAAGTGTACCTAGAATGGGTGTATATATTCAAGGATTAGAAACAGATTCATCAAGAATATCTGATTCAAGTTATGTTAGTAAGCAACATATTAGGGAACAAAAGTACAATAACGATACACAAACATATGAAGGTATTCAAGGTAAAAATTATACTGTAGAACGATTACATCCTACTCCTTATATTTTAAACTTAAATGTTGACTTATGGACTTCTAACACAGATCAAAAATTACAGTTGATGGAACAAATATTAGTTCTATTTAATCCTACATTAGAAATACAGACTACAGACAATTATATTGACTGGACTAGTTTAACAACAGTAAGTATTACTAGTATTAATTTTAGTAATAGAACTATTCCTGTAGGAACTGAAAGTGAAATTGATGTATCGTCAATGAGTTTTGCTGTACCAATATATATTAGTCCGCCAGTTAAAGTTAAAAAGTTAGGTGTAATAACAAATATTATTGCTAGTATACATGACGAATCTAAAGGCACTATAGAAGTTGATTTATCAACTCCGCAACTTGATGCATGGGACGACT